TCGTCTGTATAAGTTGATGTACCTGTACGACCACCATGTACATATAATATATTATTATGTATTATAGAAGTTGGTGCTCGTCTACCCACAGAAGTTGGTAAATTTGCAAGTTGAACCCATGTTTCAGTTAAAACATCAAAAGAAAATAACTTATATGAATAACTTGATGTATTTAAATCATAACCACCAAAAACATAAGCTTTATTATTCAAAACCGAAATAGAAGGGTCCCATAATCTCTTTATACTACCTGATGCTAACATTGTTGATGTATCTGTATATGGGTTATAAATCCATTGGTCATTTAGTTTATATGTACGATATCCATTTAAAATATATAATAAATCATTATATTCAAAATTAATATAAGAAATTCTTGAAGGTATAAAATTATCAATCATCACGGTATTTAAAGTTTCAAATTCATCACCTATCGGATCATATTTAAGCATATAATTTTTACAACTATTTGCACCACCACAATATAAAGAACCTGAAACATTTTCAAGAAAATGTCCATAAATACCATAAGGTAAATCTGTAAGTTGTTGCCATGTATTTAATTCAATATCATAAGACCAAACTTCAAGATTATATATTGCATTTGAATAACCTCCTACTAAATAAATTACACCATCCAATAATGTAACTGAATGATAATAAACTTTAGAAATGAAAGGAAATGGTAAAGAACTTGACCAATTATTACCAGATAAATTAAAAGTATACATTTCATCTGAACTTACACAATAAATTTTATCATCATAATATATCATTCTCAATGTATCATTAAAACTTAATGGTGATGATGATGATAATAATGTCCAAGCATCACCTAAAACATCATATTGCCACATATCTTCTGTTGTAGTATAAGTAATATTTGTCATACCATAAATAAATATTTTTTCTTCGGAGTTTTCATGCTTAGAAGTTGATGTCATTTTTGTGTATAATGGACCTGCTGTGGATATTTGTGTCCATGTATCTGCTGATATATTATATGACCATGTATCACTTTTCCAATTAATTGGATTGCTATAACCACCATGAACATATAATTTACCATTACCCATTTCCTCAAGTATACAGTCTTTTCTATCAGGTCCAGTACTTGTAATTAATGTCCAAGTATCTAATGTTGTATCATACCTATAAATTCGTGATGGATCATCACTTATATCACTATATGCTACTTTTATATCATCAGCCTGTACATAAATATAACCATCATCAACAGCTGACCTTGAATCACCAGAAAAGATAACTTGGTTAGATTGTTCTTCTGCTTTATCAGTTGTTGGATATATTCTTGTCCAAAGTTCAACAGTACCACCACCTTCCTCTGTTGTAGCACTCCACATTTCCAATATAAGTTGTGGTGTACCAGGAAATTCATCAATATCAATTGTGATTCCAAGATGTTCAAAAATCTCTGTAAACATTTGAACATTTTCTTCAAAATCAATGGTGACATCAACATATCTTTCACCAACAATAAATATAACTCTTTCAAGTTGTGTATTTGAATATACCTTTAATGTGTTTTCATCTATTTGTTCAATTCTTACAGGTATAAAGACCCTTCTATTTGAATCCCAAACTGTAACTATAGGATTATCAAATCTAAATCCATGTGCAACTGTATATGAATAATAATCACCATCAGCAACCCAATCACCAGGGTCAGTATAAAATTCTTGACCAACTGCACCAACACATTCAATATAACGAACTCCACCGCCCGATATTCTATAACTATCTAAATCTCTATAAATATCATTCATTAATTTATTACTTACAAGTTTATTATAAGTAACATCTTGTTGGTCTTGAAAATCAGCAGGTTCTAATTGATGGACTTGATGAAACCAAGTTTCTTCAACATGTGTTGACCATGTATATGAATCCTCATTACTAACCAGTTTGTTTTTTACAGTATCAAACTCATCTGTTGGGTCTGCTTCATATAATTGAAAAAATAATTGTAGGTTATCAATATTGCCATATTTTACATTATCAGGAGAATGCCATCTTAAATCAAATAATTGGTCAACATCATATCCAACATTAGGTAATACTTCTACAGAATCACCAACAAAAAATTCAAAATAACCATCATCATCTGCTGTCCATGAGGTTTGGTCAATTTCATCATCTGCTGCTGATACTGGTGTTGAATATATTGTTGCCAAATCATTAGTACCATTTAAATAAAAACCAATACCAGCAGAAGGTACAACCTCACCTTCTTCATCTTTTACATAAGCCCAAAATTTTAATCTTGACATATATTATATCCTATTATCCTATTATTGTAACTTCGGCAACAAATTCACGAGAAACCCATATTCTTGTTGTGTTTGAATTTATTGATACTATATGGTAAGGTATTAATACATTACCTGTAGACTGTTCAACAACTTGTACTGCTGGATAATTTCTACCCAAACCATGTAATATATCAATATAAAAATATTCACCATATGCATTCCAGGACTCTATTGTGAAATAACGAGCAGCGGCACCAGATACACCAAGTGAAACTGTACCAGCAGATGCAATGACAGAAAATACATAATTTAATATTGAGTTATTTATAAGTTTATTATATGTATCATCTGTATCATCCGTCCAATCAACTGGTTGTAAACCGTGAGGTGAACTTGCAAATGTTGAATTTACATGGTTATCCCATTTAAATGCCAAAGCATTACTAATTAATTTATTTCTCTGTGCTGATGTTAGACCACTCTGGTCTGATTCATCAACACTAAAAACCATTGGGAAAATATCAATATTATCAATTGCACCTTCAAGAATACCTGCTCTCTCCCATGTAAGTCTAAATCTTTGAGTTGCTGAATAACCACCAATAGATTCAAATTCATCTCCAACCCAAAATTCAAAATAACCATTTTCATCTGATTCAAGATCAACTATTGATGTTTTGGTAGGTGCACCTAATGTGGGACTTATAAATATGTCCGCCTCAACATTAGGATTATCATTTAAATAAAATCTTATATTTACACCTTCAAGAGGTCTACCATCTTCATCAACAATATATTGCCAGTATTGGTATCGGCTCATACTATATTTACTCCTTGGAAATTCTATAATGTATATCTAATTGTACTTCTTCTGGCTTAAACAATTCCGAACATTTTGTATAAAACATTATATTACCTTCGGAGTTGAAAATACCAAATTCTCTAATACTATATTCTTGTCCCTTTGGAACAGTAAAATTTACTATATATTTATCAGCATATTCTATAATATCTTCCTCTAATAATGATCCACTTGCTGTTGGTGAATTTAAACGATTTGCTATTTCTGGTTCAAAAGTATCATTATCTTCATCACCTATCATCCAATAACCACCATTAAACATTGAATTTACAACTTCTTCTGAATCAAATTCTCGTTGACAATAAACAAGTGTCGCATGTCCTGCTGTTGCTTCAGCAAATGTTATTGTGGTTCTATTAAATGTTGTATGTGTTATTGATGCAGGAAATACATATTCACCATCAGAATCCCAAACTTCAACAATAAAACCTGCAGCATTCAAGTTATGGTTGATTGTCCATACTGTTGATGCAACTGCTTGAGTATGTATATAATCTTCATCTCTAATTGGTATTCTACCCGTTGCGGTTACCGCTTTATCAGTAGTTGACCAAGTTACAACCATTTGGTTAGTATTTATTATTTGTACCTTATCTGGAATTAAATAATCATTTCTACTTAAATTATAAATATCAAAAACAAAACTTTGTGCACCCTCATCACCTAAGTTATGATTAATTGTCCAAGGGTCAGCTGCTACAGATGTTGTATGTAGATAATTCCAATCTTTTAATGCTGCTATAAATGCTGAACCTCTAATTGCAGATTCAAATGTTAATGTAAGTGAGTTTGCATCAATTATTGTAATATTATCCATATATACTATTTGATTATATTCATCATATACTTGAACTATTACATCAGATGCATTTAAATTATGGTCTATTTTCCACTCAGTTTTATTTATTGCTTGTCTATATACATATATTTTTTCATTAAAATCTGGATTGACCTCACCACCACCCTCACCTTGTTCAGTGAAAAATGAACCTGTAAATTTAGTTAAACAATAACCACCAGCACCACCTGATTCATTATATAATGATATATATTCATTAAAATCATCAATCCTTGCCAATGGCGCTAAAACAAAATGATAATCAAGAAATTTTGATACAGGCTTTAAATACTCCCAGTATCTAATTATTTCTTTTGCATAATATTCTGTTATTATACAATTTGTATAACTATTAACATACATTGGTTCGGTTGATAAGTCAATTTCAACTTTATAATGTGGTGATAGAAATAGATTACCTGATGCTGCAATTGTCTCTACTTCTGTTGCACCTGTATAATAATCAGAAATTTGCAAATCATGACTTCCAGTAAGACTTCCACCTTGATTTAATACATATAAATAATTTCTACTTGCACCATCATGTTGTATATTACCACTGATAATTTTCTCAGAAGTTCTTCTTGTAGGAGCATTATATATATCAATTGCTATATAATCTGCATCCATATCTTCGGTATATATGGTTGCATAATAATATACACCCTCTCTAATATCTGTAGAAATGGTTTTTGATGTTGATGGACTACTTAAACCACATTTTAATGTAAGAAATCCATCAATATAAAATCCATATGCGGAAGAAGCATTATCAAATTTTACATCAGGTTGTGTTGCTTGCATCCAAAGATATATTCTACCATTACCCGTATTTGATGTTGGAATATAAAAAGTAAAACTATGTTTAAAACCACCAAATATTCTACCAAGTGTAGTGAATGATTTATAAAGATACATAGTAGATGTATTTGGGTTAAAATTATCAACCTCAATTAAATCTTCTTCAAGTGTTGTTATATTATTACCTGTATCTTCTCCTATAAATGTGGTTAAATCTAATGGATTGGTACATGTTATTGTTTTTTGTGAACAAACATCACTGTTTATTAAATAACTAAGATATGCAACATGAATATAAAATGCTCCAAAACTGGTAGCACGAGTATGTGTGTATAAAAATAAATAATCTCTACTTAAACCATCATAGGTAATATCTCCAGTTGCAACCTTTTCACTTGGTAATCTATTAGCACTTGTAAAAACACTTGCTATTACTCTTGTATCTTCATCTGGACCAAAATCCAAATTTGAATAAGATTCAATTGTAACATGATACCATGTATCATATTCTAATGTAGCATCTGTTGTTCCATTAGAAGTTGAAAGATATTCTGTTAATCCATCATTATTTAATCCAATTTTTAATGTACCTAATAACGAAACATTTAAATAAAGTCCAACTGGATTATCAAGGTTTTGATACATATCAGCACCTTCATTTGCTATTGCCCAAATGAACATTGAGGTACCAGGAGTTGTTGCTGATGATACCAAAAATCTTAGACAATATCTAAATCCACCATGTGCCACAGACCGTGAAAAAAATTGTTTTGATACATGTAATGTATGTGAATCTGGATCAAATGCATGAACTATAATACTGTTATCATCTTGTAAAACAATTCTACTATTAGTATCTGTTGTGGAAAATGAAGATGTAGCCATACTAAGATACTCATTATTACATGTATAAGTAATATCTTCCCAAGGGTTAATATCTGAAAATACTGGATAATCATCTGGGTCATATGGTTGATACCAAATATCACCAGCGCCACCTGATGGATGAACACCGTAATGCTCTAATATATGATGGTCTTCAAAATAACCTGCAGGTGTTGTATCACCAAAAATTCGTGGATGACACTTTTCTAACCACCTTTCATAAATATTAAGTTTGTTGTTTGTGTTTGAAAATAATAACTTATAAATAATAAAATAAGATGTATATGTACTTTTTCTTTTTAAAAGAAACATTAATTGGTCAACCCATTCTCTCAGAACACTTTCTTCTAATGAGTTATCAAGTACTATACCATATCTATCCGCAAGATAATATAAATGCTTAAAATCAATTTCTTTTGGGTCAAAAAATGACCACATATTTTTTAACATGTTATAAGGTTCATGATATACTTGGTCAAACGCAACATTTACAAATTCTGTTATTCTTTCAGTTCTATTATGTTGTGGTAAACATTCCAGTACCCAATTTTTTAAACCTTCAAATTTTATATAGTATCTTCCAACATAACCAGATAACTCATATATCTTACCGAAATATATAAAACTCTTGTGTCTATTTACAAAATTACCATACACATCTGCATTATTATCTAACCAGTTTCTAAAAAATGAATTTTTTCTAAAATACATTTCTTTACCGGTTTCTAATCGTGTTGCTTCTGAATGTCTTGAATGCATACCATCATATGTAAAAATAAAATCATCACCTCTAATTTCATTGATTATAAAATTATAACCAACAAAATCACCATTGTCTTTTAATTGATAAAGTGGTGATGATATACCACCAGTTGCAACAATGACACCTTTTTGACTTACTATATATGAGTTGGCATTACCACTTCGTGGACTTACCAATATATCAAAATAAGTTTTTAATGTATTATAATTCGGGTCAGTAAATTTAGGCATAATTAAGTTTCTTCCTGTGTAACTCTAACGATTGTACTTGCCAGCATTGGGAATTGATTTAAACCAAGTTTAATTGTTCTTAATTGGTTATCACCTTCATATGTAGTTGGATCTTCTATATAATATGGATAATTACCATCATCATTATTTTCATATATAGTATGACTTATTTCAATATCACGAATATTTAAATTTCTTATACCTTTTGTATTTAAATATTCATCTGTAGGAGATGCTTCGGTTGTATCTAATATATATTCAACTATATCATTAAAACTTATGGTTGAGTTAAAATCATGATTTTCATCCCTAAACCAATATATAAGTTTATTTATTATATCTGATTGAACTAAAGTAAACTCATAACCTCTTTTTATTCTAACACTAAAATCAATGGCAAAATAGATAAGAACCGGTGCTGAAAATTCTTCATAAGCAGAAATCATTTTTCTTGGTTCCATGTATAATTTTAATGCATCACTCCAAGTACTATTATAACTTGATGGTACCATAATTGTTTCTGCATTTTCAACAGGCCAACTTGGGTCAAATGTTGTTGTTGTATATGTTATACTACCTGCACCCCACTCACTTGGAATAATAGATAGATAAACTCTGTTATAATTGGTATAACTTCCTGTGGGATAAATCTCTTGTTCACCCCATGCTTTTGCTACTATAACATCTGATCTTTCTTCAAGATGGGATTCATAATCTTTTGCTGTTACATTTCTATATTGAGTATGTAATGTTGATTTTGCATTTTCTTTAATTGTATCTATGTTTTCCGGGTCTTGACCACCTATTGATTCAGTTGGGTTTATAACTGTTATTGAATCATTATCAAAATATTCACCTTCGGTTTCATTAAATAGAAACTCTGTTTCAGGCTGAGTTATTGTACCAATTGCAACATTACCATCAGCACCTAAAGATTTTAAAACGGTTATTTCAATTGAATCGTCCCTTGTTGGTACATTTCTTGATGATGAGAAGACTACTTTACTTCTACCATATCTGTCATGTACAAACATATAAACATCATCAATTGTTCTATATGCAGACAACTCATCCCAGAAATCAGGGATTCTTGTCCATGCAATATCATTAACTCTAAGTTCCATTGATGGATAATCATCATCTAAATCATTATCAAATTCATAATTAGATGGTAGAAATAATTCATTATCAATTAAATCCTCACCTGTATATCCTGTTAATTCTGTTACCTCACCCTGTCTAACATTCATATTAATTGTGAAACTTGAAGCAGAGGCAAGTACTGAATATAAAATTGTATTTGCGAATTTTATAGTATTACCATCTTCATCTTGATTTTCAGGACATTCAATTTGTGTGAATGGATATATTCTGTAGATACTACCAATTTCAGCATTTGTTACATTTACACTTACTGTTGTTTGTGATGAGATTGCACCTTTTGCTTCATAACCCATTTGTCTTGCAGCCCTGTTTACTGCTTCATAAACATCTGCGGTTTCTATATGAACATTTTTAGCAACCTTATTTGTGAAATATGTATTCAATTCAGCAATATAAGCAACCAATTCTATAAGAATTGCTATATTAGAACCTTCAAAGTTATAATCTGCAAATGTATCTGAATTTTTTAATTGATTTTTTAATCGTGTTATTAAACTGTTATAATCTATTGATAGATAGTCAGGTGATAATGTTGACATTACTATTTTCTCCCCATAATAATTTATGTATTCATCTTATTTATATTTATTGTGCTACAAGAATAAAGTCTATTGAAATAATTTCATTAATAGGTTTTATTTGAAAACTCAAAGTCATATTATACAAATTTTGGTCATAATTAACATCTACATCCAACTTAACAATTTCTACTCTATTATCCCATGTTTGTATAGCATAAATTATTCTTTTACCTATCATATTTGCTGTTTTATCATCCAAAGGTTCAAATAACATTTTATGTATATCCATGGCAAACTCTGGTAACATTCTACGAGAACCCTGTATTGTTGAAATAATATTTTCAAGAGAATTAATGACAGCATGTAATTCTATATCTCTTTGTATATCACCATCATTTTGTCTATTTAATTCCATATCTACATCTGAATAAACTGCTGTTCTAATAGTCATTTATTAATTTCTCCGAAATTATTAATAATTATTTTATAATTTAAGATTAATTATCTATAATTAAATTTAATTACTAACAATTTATCTAAATTATTTGTATTTTTTACTCTCTCCTGGACACCTTCCAGGAGCGATTTTTGACGCACATATACACACACTTTAAGACGCTGTTGTATTTGCAGTGGCATGTGAGCCTGTTGATGCTTGTTGATTTGGTGTTGTGGTAGTGCCTGCCGGGTCATTATGATTATGTGTATGTGAGTTATAAAGTGTTATCATTCTTGTATCACATAAACCTCTTAATGTATCCTGTGCTGCCAATTTTACAGTACCACTTGTTACTACCGTATCTGGTGATGTTATTGTTACTTTAGGTGCTGTTACACTACAATTACCTGTTACGTTTATATTACAAGTTCCTGTTATGTTTTCTACATGATTACTTGTAGTATTTATATTAACACTACCGTTATTTTGCATTTCAAGATAAGTACCACTGTTATGATAAATTCTAATTTTCTTATCACCTGTTGTTGAATCCAATTCAATATAGTGACCACCATGAACTGCTAATATTGTATTATGTGGATAGTGTGCTCTTGCTCGTGAGTGGTAATCACTTTCATTAAGTGTTGATGGATATACATTATCAGGGTCATTAAAACCCTCTCTCGGATTCTTAGATGTTGGTATACCTGGTATAGATGCAAAATACATTGGTTTATCATATTCACCATTTTCAAAAAATATCATAATATGTGAACCTTGAAGTGGTACACCAAATAAACCAAAACCTGAAATTGCACCTTCAACAATTGATAAACAAGGTTCTACCCAGGGTAGATGTTCTGTTAATACACCCTCTCTTGCATCCCTTGTTAGTTTTTCTGTATGAAGACCCCAAATTCTGGCTCTAACTCGTCCAACTTTTAATGGGTCGTCATTATCTTCAACTACACCTCTATAGAATCCATATAATTTATGTAAAGTTTTATTCATTTTTCAAATAATTCTCCTAATTCATCACCCAATTTTACTGCATAATACGAATCACATTCAAACCATACCTCAAATTTTTTTGAATGTGCAACTTTTAAACCATCATTTACAACAATACCATCCTTGATAAAACTCCAAGCTATCTCATCATCAACCCAATCAACTAAACCACTCAGATACCTAAAAAGACCATTTATATCATATTTTCCTTTTGACATATTATAATCACTTGATTTACAATAAGCATAATTAAAATTACCTATTGGTAAGAAATAATATACATTATTAGAAAAGAAACGAGCATGTGATATATCAGAAGTTACATTTACTGATTTACTTCTTAATGGTATATTATGTTCATTAAATAATTTCTCAATAAAAGGAGTAAATACCCTTCTTGTATTCACATAGGACCGTCTATCTTTTCTGGTTTTAATTTTTAAATATGAATTACTTGAATATAAAGTATAACGTACACCTCTAAAAAAAGGTATATTATTACCTAATAAACTTAAATATTTTGAACAGTCTTTTTTAATTTTATTATATGCATCTTTTGCATTTGTAAAATCAATTTCTTTAACACCTTCATCTGATTCATTTACTAAATATTTTTTTAATTTCATTATTATTTCCCTTAATTAAACAAAAATATCTGAATTTTTTATTTCTTTTTTAAAATAATCTATTTTTCTTAATAAATTATTCCAAGTTTTATCCGAAATTGACCCTTTATTTTTATATTTTAAATAAACATTATACATACTTGATTTTTTACCAGTAATTTGTTCTAATGTTATTTGTAATGCAAATGCTTCAAGTTCAGCCTTATTAGAAATATATTGTGCATATGTACTATCTTCTTCTGGAAAATTTATTTCACCACGAGATTTTATATACTGAAGATAATGTGTAATTTCATGTGATAATGGTGCCATTATATCTCTTGCAAATTGATTTTTCTTTAAATCAAAAAATATTTTTTCTGAATTTGGTTTTGCAAATCTACGAAAAAAATCATATGTATTTTTTCTTATAGATAATCTAATAGGTATTTTTTTATTATTATCTTCCATCATATCAAAAATACCCATATACACAAATCGTGAAATATTAGATTTTGCTTTTTTCTTTGCTTTTACAAATTCAAATAAATTTTTATGAAAATTGGAAGCATTTAATATTAATATTAATTCATCATCAGATTTCAAAGTAAAATCTAATTGAACTAAATGTTCCCATAAATTCTTTAACAAACCATTTAAAATATGTTTTGATAAATCGGAAACACCACTTGTTGTTTCATAAATATATCCAGCAAGTCTACTCATTTGAAAACTCCGTTGTCTTTTTACCACCTGAAATATTACTTATTACAGCCCTCTTTAAAAATTTTGTTGATGGATTTTGATAACCATTTTTAATCAAAACCATTCTTTGTGTATATCCCATACCTTTATTATTACCAACAAAATCATGTGTTATTGTTTTTACAAGATAAACACCTTCATATATTTTACTCAATGATTTTGATGTTTTATCTATACTTGGCCAATCTATAATTATTTGGTGACCCGCATATCTCTTTTCATTACCATATACAATAACATTTAAAACTTGTTGGACATTATACCTTTTCGTAAAATCGTTATGAAGTTTGTTATAAACCTCATCTATATTAACTGCATTTACAATATCATATGATGTTGTCAACTTATCTTCCAATCCATAAGTATTATCAAATAAAGTATATTTACCAAGAATTTTATTAAACTTGATAAAATCATCATATTTAATATCTATCTTGGTCATTGATTTTGTTTCTATATCATGTGTTAGATAAATTGACCTTCTATAATTCTTAGTATCTTGATGCTCTATACCTTCAAACCACCAATCAAATATTTTATTATTAATTTGTTCTTTTGTATCATCAAGGTTATAGTGAATTTTATCAACTACATTTGACTCACTCAATAAATATGATAAAGGTAAAACATTTACACTAAAACCATTTTTTGTATTATTATAGCACAAATAACCATAATCATTGGCTGAATATTTTGCCTTATTTAAAATGTATATCATTGTGTCTATTATTGTCCAGTAAGGAATAACGAAGGGTTCTTCAAATTCTGATGATGACTCAAGAATGTTTATTTTATTTACAGACCAACCTACCATATTCATTAAAAGGTGTTTGATAACATCTGTATGTTTTAATTTTGCATCAAACGACCTACTGAATAGGTTCAATGTCATAAATTCATATGATGTGTCTATCAACTCTAAAGATATTATAGGTGTAGCATCTGACCCTGTTGCTTCTGTTGGTGATATAGATATTACACTGGTTATATGAAATATTACTTCCTTCTCACTATATCTACCATATCTTATTGCAATAGTTTCGTTACCTGTAAGGGGTCCATATTCATACAAACCAACATTATCAACAAATGACAATTTACCAACCATACAGTATGAAAATATATCTTCAATAAAAAAGCATTCTTTGATTGATTCTCCAGGAAAAATCAATACCTTTCCATCACCCATTCTTATACTAACTGTTAGAAATCCTGTACCTATATTTTTTCGTTCATTATCAATATTTGATGGCATTTTATAGTTCCGCTATCCTTTCCATATCACTAAATACTGTTTTTATATGCTCACTTTTCAAAACTTTTATATTTGATCCAGGTTCTAATTCTTCAAATGGGTTTGTAAAGTTATTAAATAATGCCACTACCCACCATAACTTAGGTGTTTCATACATTTCATATGATATATTATCTAAAAATTCACCTTCTGATACCTCATAAGTATCATATGCCAGAATATCAGTTTGTGCATTTTCATTGACAATAACAGATTTAAAAACATTCAAAAATTTTGTCTCTCTATCCACATCAAGGAGTAGATTAAATAACCTTAAATATGATGTATTTGCAAGTGTTGACCCAGTCGCTTCATAAAAACTTTCTTCTAATTTTGTTGTGTTCTCAGCCATAGTAACCCTTTATAAAAAAATTGAAAACCCTCATAAACATATTTATATTATTTACATTCATCCTTTAATGTGTTATAATGATTTTATAAAAAATAATAAAATAAGATTATTTTTAGGGATAAAGAAATGAGTGAAAAATTAATGTGTTGTGCAACCTGTAAATATGATGTGGACAAAGATTGTTATTGTAGTGGGAAATTTCATTATAAAGAATGTCTTGTTATTATTGATATAAAAGTAGAATCGTTGGATATAAAATGGAATCATCCTAAATTTCCATTTTATAAAAGGTCTCCTGTGTTTAAATATGTTTATTGGGAGCCAAAAGAAGGAATTGATGATATAACATTTACTGATAAGGATTTTGAGTTATGAGTGATTATGATAAAAAATTGATATGTTGTCATACTTGTAAAATATCTCGTATTTGTAAAAGATCACAAGAAGATGAATGTTTTGTATCATGTTATCTTGGATATAAACATCACAAATATCCAAATTTTAAGAAAAAATATAATTTTAAATATATAAATTGGGTATATGAAGGTGATGATATTGATAGCGCTTTTAATTATGTATTAACAGATAAGGATTTTGAGATATGAGTGAAAATAGAATAAATTGTACTTCTTGTAGATATTCAAATATTTTATGTGATGAAAAAGTATTATTTCCCGAATGTTTACAAGATTGTACAAAGAATTATGTTCATCATAAATACCCACATTATAAAAAATGGCATTATTATAAGTATCTTCATTGGGAACCAAAGGATGATATTAGTAATTATGTATTAACTGATGAGGATTTTGAATTATGAATAAAGATATTATAATAACTTGTAATACTTGTGAAAATGATATAGAGCCCTTTTCTTGTAAATTTAGAACTTATGAAAATGATTGTCTTAAAATCATACCTTATCATGATAGAGATAATTATAAACATTCTAAGTATCCTGATATAAAAAGGAGATTTGATTATTATGAGTATAGATATTGGAAACCTATTAATTATTCAAATGATTATATATTGAGTGATGAGGATTTTGAGTTATGAAAATGAGTTTTATGAGTTGTGGTACTTGTAATAATAATGTTAATAATAATGGTAATACCAATACCAAAAGAATATGTGTTTTTTGTATAGATTGCCTTAAAATACTTAATAATTTAGAAGATATAGAGGACTATATTCACCCTAAATATCCAAATGTACCAAGATTATATAACAAATACAAGTATTTAAAATGGGAACCCAGGAATAATGTAAAAAATTATTTATTAACAGACAAGGATTTTGAGTTATGAGTAATACAAAATTAAATTATAAAGACTATATGTGTTGTAAAAGTTGTGTTCACCATAAGGATTATGTAAAATGTAAACACTCAGATACTTGTCTTGCTATTCATAATATTGCAAAAATGAGAGGTTTTGTCCACCAAAAATATCCATACATAATAAGACTTTTTGGTTATTATAAGTATCCTAATTGGGAACCTATAAATGATACAAAAGATTATATATTAACCGATGAGGATTTTAGATTATGATTAAAGAAATATGTTGTAAAACCTGTAAAAGATATGATGATGTTTATACATGTGGATACTCTTATGAATGTCTTAAAAGATATGAGAAAATATATTATAAACATCCTGAATATCCTAATTTAGATATTCGTTATCGTTATTATAAGTATCCTCATTGGATACCAAAAGATATGTCAATTAATGATATAACATTTACCGATGAGGATTTTGAGTTATGATTAAAAAGAAATATATAGCATGTAAAACATGTAGGTATGGTAAAGATGATTCTGTATGTTGTCCATTTCGTGATACTAAATTTCAAAACTGCTTAGTTAGAACCAGCAATGATGGAAATTATATTCACCATAAGTATCCAAATCATAAAATAGGTTATTTTAGTTATAAGTACTTATACTGGGAACCAATAGATTCAACGGATGAGTTTATATTAACTGATAAGGATTTTGAGTTATGAACTATGAATATGAAATGTCTTGTAATACATGCAATAGATCAGTAAATGATTGTAAAGAAGAATGTTTAAGAGAAGTAAGTGAGTTTTATGTACACCCAGAATATCCACAATATAAAAGAAGATATGGAACTTTTGCTTATGATTATTGGATACCGGATTTAACAAATGAGTTCATATTAACCGATGAGGATTTTGAGTTATGAATAAAGATATTATAATAACTTGTGATACCTGTAGATTCAAAGTAGAAGGTAAATTTGCTTGTAGTATTAATGATGATCCACCTACATTTAAAGTAAAGAGGGATTGTCTACAAATAACTGATAGACACTATGTTCATCCCAAGTACCCATCTTTAAAAAAGAGATATACCACATACAAATATACTAACTGGGAACCAAAAATTGAAAATTTTTTTATATTAACAGATGAGGACTTTCAATTATGAAAAACATGATAATGACTTGTGATACCTGTAATAATAAAACTCCTGACTGCAAAAAAAGATGTTTAACAGGAGCATATTTAGGATATATTCATCCTAAATATCCTGATATAAAAAGAAAACCATATTATTGTGAGTATACATATTGGAATCCAATAGATACCAGAAATCACGAAATTTATATATTTACTGATAAGGATTTTATGATATGAGTGAAGAAATATGCTGTAAAACCTGTAATAATAAACCAACAAAATATTATGAATGTGAGTATAGGTATAGATGTTTAAAACTTGTAAGTGGTCCTAATAGAAATGTACAACATCCTAAATATCCTTATAAAAAGAAACATACTGTATATGAGTATAATTACTGGGAACCAAAAAGAAATATTTATCTATTAAGTGATGAGGATTTTCAGTTATGAATATAGATGATGACGATTATGAAAAACAAATATGTTGCAGCAGTTGTAGATATAAACCAGAGTGTCGTACAAATCAGACACCGTGTAGATTTAGACATACGTGCCTTGAAATTCTACCAGTTGATGATAGAGGTAGAAACAACCATTTTCTATATCCCAATATAGAAAAAAGATTTGATGAATATGTATATCAAAACTGGACACCAAAATATATACCTTTAACAATATTAACGGATGAAGATTTTGAAATATAAGGAGGACATTACTATTTGGTTAGTTTACATCAGGACCAAAATATGATATTATGAATTTATACTCAACAGTAAGAGCATTTATTGATGATGAGTATTTCTATTTTATTGTGAATGTGAAATATTACAAAAGTGAATTGCTAACAAATAATTATGTTTTACCAAAAGAAGCGAGAACCTTTAAATCATTAGAAAAATGTGAATCTTACTCAAAAGATTGTTTTACAGATTGTGATTATTGGGATGTTGTATTTGATATGAATATAGAGAAAGAGGTGTATTAAATGGAAGTAACTGTGATGGGAATTGTTATAATACTTTATTTGCTTGTTTGTTTTTATGTTATGTATTTTGCTAATAGAAAAGGTAAGTCTGGTATTGCTTTTTTTCTGCTGTCATTCTTTTCAAGTCCGATGTTGGGTTTTCTTGTATTACTACTAATATCAACACCAGGTAAATTGAAGAAGTGTGAAAGGTGTGCTGAGTTAGTAAGAGAGGATGCAAAAAGATGTCGTTATTGTGGTAATGAGAATATTTTTTTTGACCGCTAAAAGGAAATAGAATGTTAAAAATATTTACAGGTATATTATTGTGTTTATTTTGCTTAACAGGTATATCAAGTGCCACAACCTGTGATGAAGAAATATCAACTCTATTATCTAATGGTACATTTTTATATTTAGAAAGTGAAAATGGTGTAGGATACGCAAGAATAGAATATGATTTCTGGAAAGATAAAAGTGATGTATATAAAAGAGATTTTATGCGATGTATATATGAAGGTTTTCCAGATAGGTCAATAGATAAAGTGATACTATCCAAAATGCAAGGTCCAAATAGAGAGTTTATTAATAAATTAGGTATTTGTTATTCATCAATTATTGTAAAAATCTATAGATAAAAAGAAAGATGTAATAAAATGAAAAACGCAATCTTAATTATTATAATGGTATTGAATCTTTGTTCTTGTACTGTGTTCAGTTTAATGGAAGGTACAGGTGATGTAATGGAAAATGTATTTGGATATGAAAGAAATTTTCCTCTTGAAACCGTTGATGAGGTTGTTGATGAACCCGAACCAATGGCAACTTTCTTGGAACTCATTACATCCCATACTGATGGTGTAAACCCAAAAATTAAGATTGTAACCTTGGATACAAAACTTGCCAGTGAGGAGACAAGGATAAAATATAATATTCCTGATAATGTTGATTTTTCTCTTGTATCTGATAATACGGATAAAAGGTTTATTACTCTTATATTTAAAAATTCTGTTTTGAAAAATGTATCTGACCCAAGAGTTATTCGTGATATAAATAGGAGAGAACACGATTTTTATTATCTATATGAAAATTTTGAAAATTACTATATTGAAACCTATAATGTTACAATCTCAAGAAACTATTTAACAAATTTCACTGATAGGAATTTTCATTTTTTTATACTTAGACATAATGGTGCAAGAAACGCATTTTTTATACCATTTGAAATTATAAATGCATTTCTAATTTTTACGAAGTAACGGAGAAAGAATGTTTTCAGATATATTAGATGAACAAGAAAAACCTGAGCAGGTACCTTGTGAAGATGAAGAAACCGATGAGGTTGAAGATGTTGATGTAAGGGAATACAATAAAATATTTATTAAAAGAGGTTAATATAAATATTATAAAACTTCACAAGGGAGAGTAATGCAAAAATTGAACACAAAAAAATATTTATTAACCGAGAGTGTTGAAAGTATAATTGACACCTTGATAGAGGACTGTAAACCTTTTCTAAAAGAGACAAAAGGTGATTTTATCTTATATAGAGGTGCTGAAACTGACAAGAAAATTGATGGTATAGCAAAAAAGGTAGTGAGAACAGATAGAAAACCAAGAAATATGCCACTTACTGTTACAGTATGGTTAAATGAGTTATTCAAAAAAAAGTTTGGACATGATTTAAGAACAACAAGTGTTTTTGTCACACCTGATAAATGGATGACATTAACTTATGGTAAGTCATATAGGTTTTTTCCTATAGGAAAATATTCTTATTATTGGTCACCATCAATAGGTGATTTGTATGTATATCTAAGGTCAGAAAAATCACATCCATATTTTGAAGCATTAACAAATAAAATTTTTATACCTAAATATATGAGTACCCTCGGATATTCAAAAATAAAAGACCAAAAAGGATATGAGAAACAACTCACAATAGAAGTAGATAAAATGAGAGAGGGTTTTTTGAAATTCTTAAAAGAAACCATTGACACCTATGTAGATAATAATATATTAAATAACGCAAATAAAGAAATGATGTTTGTATGTAAATCCTATTATTTGGTAAATACAAAGGAATATCCCACATTTGACTTTATCTTAAAGAGAACGGTATCAAGTAAAAAATTATAATTTACAAACTCTCCTGACTATGATATAATGAATTTATAAACAATTAGAAAGGAGAGTTTTAAATGAATAACCTACCAAAAATCACATCCGAAATAACTATCATAGGACCCAAGGAAGATATAGATAGACTTCTTAATCAAATAAAAGTTGATAGACCATTTTTTGATTATACAGACACCAATGTACCCTCGTTGACTAAAGAGGTATCAACACATTTGTATTTTATCACAAACGAAGCGGAGATATATGCAGATGTGTCAAGTTTTGGTATGCTGGATAAAGTTTTAGGCGACTTATCCAATTCCATTAAAGAATTAGATATAACACTATTTGCATATAGTGCTGAAGATAACTTTATTGCCGAATATGCTTGGTGTAATGGTGTACAAATTCGTAAAGAGGAGAGGGGTTTTACCAGACTTGATTATATTACAGTATTAAAACTTACTCCTGATGAAGCAGATAAACAATGGGATGAAAAGTTTAATATTGAACCAGTAGGATGTTAATAAAAAGGAATAAAAATGAACACTTTAAAAAACACATTTAAATCAAGAATTTTTTTGTTAATCATGTTATATATAATATCTTTAATTGTTGTATATGCTTTATAAGAGGTATTATGAAGGATAAATTTTACGAAGAATTTGGTACATTGATAATTATTATAGCAGTATTTATGGCAATTACTGGTATTGTTTTATGTAATGAGTTAGTAAGTGAAAGAGCCATAAACTTAAAGTTATATTCATATATAAATGAGAAAAAATATTCAGATGCACATAGAGTATTGGAAGAGTATAGAGAGGGTAAACAAAAAGCAGTTATATTTAAAAATTCAAATGATACTAAAATAGAGTCCATTGTTGATTTTTATTATTATTCTTCACTTGGTGATATTCTATATAATGAAGAATCTTATGAAGAAGCGAGTGAATATTATAACCTTGCCAATAGTCTATACTTTAGAGGAGATACAAATACCCATAGGGTTATGAAACAAAATATGGAGAGGATTATTAAATGAAAATGAATGTAAGAGAAGCAATTGAATATGTAAGTAGATATTCACCATGTCCACATAACTCTTTAGATATGAACCTTGGTAATGGTAAAATATGGGCAAAATGTGAAGATTGTGGTGAAATAGTAAAACAGGAAAGAATTGATAAATATAGAGAAGAATCTATGAAATTTGAAAAAGCAATAGAAATCATATTAGAAAATATTAAGAAAGGTTAAGATTATGAATAAAATGCAAATCATAGTTTATATTTTTATAGCAATTACAATATCATTATTTGTTTCAGGTATTTATAATTTATATTTAGCAACCGACCCTATAGTAATAATTGCTATATCAGTATCAAAAGTTATACCGAGTTTATTAATGTTTATATTATTTAATACTCTGTCTATGCATGGGTATATGTCTCAACGCTGGATGGAACGAATGAAAGAAAAACAGATGAAGGAAAAAGTAAAAGAAGAATTGAGTAAAATGTGGAATACAAAAGAAAATTAAAGAAAGGAGGGTAAAGAAAAATGAGAAATAGCAGAAAAGTAGCAATGTCAATAATTGCGTGTATAGTATTTATATTATGTATAGTATTACCGATAAAAATGGAAAGGGAAAGAAGATTAGCAAGAATTACGGTTCCGGTAGAAACTACTGCACCTGCACCTACACCTATAAAAGAAGCAGTTAATATAAAAGAAATGCTTCAAACAGATTCTTTACCTGACTTCCTTAATAAACCAGAACCTGTAATAGAAGAAGAATATTGTAATCCTACATTATCAGTTACAAATGAATATAGGTTCAAACCATCTATTATAGGTTTTACTGCTATCCTTGCAAATGATTGTAACTATATTTTCCCAGCAGGATATGCAAAAATTCAATTACGAAATTCACAAGGTAGAGTATATAGAGAAAAAGTCATTGAACATATAGAGTTAAAACCATATACATCAACAGTCATTGATTTTATATTTAAAAATGAAAAGTATAACCCATACTCTATTACATATGGATTAAAGAGAAAATAATGAACCCGTTATATATGAATACATTGAAAGAATTACAGTCTGTTATGGAGAACTTTATAACAAGAAAGTTCTCCGTTTGTATTAATTCTTATGATACTCTATTGTTTTTTGGTGTAACCTATTATATAGTGGATGATGAAAAAGTAGTAATGATAACAAAGGGTGAAAATTCCCTTAATAATGTATATGTTGATGGTGCAGAGTTTTGTGAAATAGACAATCAAAAATATTCTATGTATATGTGTTATAATGGTAGAATCTCCTTTGTGAAAAGAATATCAGATGATGGTCTGATTAAAGTTAATAACATATTAACAAAAACTAAGGTATTAAATTTATTTGAAACATTGGAGAGTATATGAAACACATATTAACAGCAATAGCAGTTTTGGTTTTAATTTTTATATTGAATTACATTTTTATAGTTTTACCGTTAGTGGATGTTGTAGAGAAAAAATATAACATAGTACCTAATAGCAAAATATTAATATGTGAGTTATCTTTAAATGAGTTAGAACCAAGACCACCAACAAATTTAAAATTACCATAAAGGAAGTATAATGTATAAAGTAAGTAAAATATTATCAAATTGTATTATGACAGTGGGTTTTATAGGTATACTAACAACAACATATCCCGTAACAACAACTTATTTTATAATTTTGTGTATAGGTATAATGTTATCAATGGCAATAACCATATCTATGGAAAAACAAAAAAACTCAATCTATGAACTTGAGTTATATAAAATGCATTTTTCAAAAAAGTTAGATAACCTAATAAATGAAATTGAGTCAAATGAAGAACTTTCTAAAAAATTAAATGAGTTAATGGGTGAAGGAGAAGATGATGAAGATACTGATATGTTTGATGTTGAGTCTGGTGATAACTCTATCCGCAAATGCAGGTAGAATTGAAGATAGAATTGCAACCGTATGTAATGAACCATTAGCGGCATATGACCCAATAAGAGTAAACAAGTGTATACAGGAACAAAATGCCTCACTTGAGTATATATTAGAATACTATGGTGAGATAATTATGAGTATAAAGGAAAGAGAACCACAACCTGATTATGAAAACTATGTAGAAGAAGTAATCATTAAGTGTTTCAATTTTGACTCAAATACCACTAATGGCTTACCTGACTTTATTAAAATACGAAATTGTATTGATGTCAGTTTAGGAGACCATGCATTAAATGAGTAGGTTGGTTATAGCACTATTTTTAATGTTAATAAATGTAACCGTATTCGCACAAAATCTAAATTTTCCTGAGTCACCTGATGACTATACTCCCACTATATCCGATAATATAAGGATATTATGTGGGAGTGTGTATTTAAGTGATGGTGAAAGGAAACGATGTTTAGAGTCTCAATATAAGTGTTTAGAATATGTAGTGTCCAAGGTAGGTTTATTGGATATTAATAAACCAGAATTAACAGAGTATGAGAAGAAAGTAGACCATTGTATTAATGTGTATTCATTCAATGAGTCCACAGGTATAACGGATTGGGTAAAAGCAAAAGAATGCCTACTAACAATAAAATAATTTAATATTTACAAATTGTTATGTTTAGTGTATAATAAGATAAGGAGAGTGAAAAGAGATATGGGTTATATTTATGGAATAGTAGATAAATCCAAGAATAATTGGATATATGTAGGTGAGTCAGAATATGATGTAGATGACCGTTGGGTAGAACATACTACCTCCAACTCTACACCATTAGATAGATATATAAGAAAGACAGGTGCAGAAAATTTTATAGCATTGGTATTAGATGACTCTGACGACGGAAATCCAGAGAAGTTGAAATTTTGGATAGAAAAAATGGGTACCACAGAACCATATGGTTTCAATAAGGATTAAAAAATGTACCTCATTTTTCT